CGCCCTGTTTATTCTGATGACCGAAATGTAGGTAGTGATAGGCGTATGGGCTAGGTATTCGTTACCCTTTCGTTGTACCTAGATTGTAATAATCACCTACTAAACTGTACGCCTTTCACTACTTATACAAGGGAGAAAAATATGATATGCGATAACTGTGGCTTAGATGAGATGATTGTGATTGGTCAACTCGCTAATGTCAAATCATCTGTACTCAATATGGTCAAATGCATGACCTGTGGGTATGGAAGTGTAAGAAAGCAAGGCACTAAGAGGAGAGTGAACGATTGACTATGAGTACAAAAAATAAACCTAAAGCCAATAAAAAGGTTTTAGATAAAGCAATACGAAACCCTAACAAAAAGTTTGTTATGGGTGTATATCCTGACGACTACTTTGTGAGTGGTGAACTCACAGCTAGGGTAGACAAACTAAACGAAGTGTTCGAATCAACAAGTTACGAATTTACAAAAGCCCGTAAGCATGGCGTGGAAGGTTACGCTTATTTGCTAGTGGAGTACGTTGATGTTGGTAATCCACACGAGGAAGAACAATAAAAGAAAGGATAATATGAGTAAAAATAGCGAGGAACAGGAGTTTGATGACTTCAAATCCGAGTTTGATGAGATGATAGAGAGAGCTACGGCACTAGGATTCAAACCCTTACACCATAAGCAAGACTTCCCACCAAGATTGTTTGGTTTAAGAAGTCTTTACATAGGTGAGGAAACAGAGGGTGGAGATGATGGGTTAATTAAAAGCGAAATGTATTTCGCACCTAAAAATAATCCTATTGAGATGATGACTGACTATATGATGCACTTAACAGATGAGAATGTTAAGAAACAAATACACGCATTCGCAGGTTTCTTATCATCTGTTTTTAAGGATGGTGTTATTGATGACATGATACCTTTGTTTGAGGCGAAAAGCAAAAGAGAAATGGCAGATATGATAGAGGATATCATTATGCAGACTACACATATGCTACTCAAAAGTCGTTCATGGCAGAAATTTACTGCTAATTACGACATTGATATGCCCCAAGCAGTCATCATAGGCAACCCAGAAGCCCTATCTAGTATGATAGCCACTACAAATGGCGACTTACTAGCAGGTGCTAACCCTGAATCTATGGATAAGTTCCTTAAAGAAGTACTTAGAGATAGTGAAGGTAAGAATAATGAGGAGGAATAGTGGCGTTACCTACACTAGATGGCTATGTACATTGTGCTAGTTGTATTAAAGAGAGTGGAAATGGTGGTTACAGACAGAAATTAGAAGTGGGAGTAAGACATGCCACCGAGTTGTTTGTTAACTGCTTAGTACATGACCTTGTAATTAAGGTCTTTAATATTGAGCCAATAGAAACGGAGTGTGATTGTTGTGGCTGATAACGAACAAGTATACGAGTACATAGACCAAAACATGAAACGAGATGAGAATATATTGACTGTTGATTTCTACTTTGATAGTGATGTATCAAAAGAGAATGCAATAGATGAGGTAGATAAGATTGTATCTTTAGCTGATAACAAGCATGAGTACAAACTTACTTCCCATGCACCACGAATATATACTAAATCTCCACATAATGAGGAGGATAATGGCTGAGAATACTATCATATCAAATCCTATTTTGCATAGGAGAAAGGACAGAGCAAAAAGAACTGCATACTTTGACAAGTATGGTCGAGATGACTTTGTGTTTGACACATTAATAGACACAAATATTCCAGACAACTTGTGGGTATGTGACTTCTGTAACTTATCAATAGAAGTGGTTGACTTAGCAAACCAACCTAAAAGTATCTGGGTACATCTGGGCTATGCCTTGTGTGGTAACTGCGTAGATGAACAGATAGCAAAAGAGGATAATACAACGGACACAATTAATTCTAGTGACGTAGAGTTTTGTAACTGTTGTGTAGGAGAGGATAATGACTAACGAGGAAATATTAAAAGCAATCGAAATGCTAACTGAAACTTGCGAACTGTTACAGAAACAAATTTCTGGACATACAAAAGTTTTAGAACAGTTAGTAGGACTATTAGACAAGGAGAATGATGAGTAAAGATAAAGATTCTGGTATTAATCCAGAGGATTTCTTACTACATAGTAAGGAAATTAGTGATGCAACGATACCTAAAAAGCATTGTGCAGTTACTAGAGATATATTGTTATACCTCAATGAGCTATCGGTAGACATTGGTTACAACCAAAACCTAGCCGATTGGTTATTTGATGATAACAATGATATACAGATTGATAGGAAATTCCCTGTCTTTCTTAGGTTAGTAGTGCCTCATCACTACATAGCAGGAGAGCCAACTGATACACATTACCGAACTGTATGGGAATTTGTATTTACTGATGACTTCGAGAACAGTCATACAGGAATGATTGACATACCTGCTGAGGCATACCACTTACTACCTGAAGTACCAGAAGTAGTACAAGTAGATAACGACACATACGAATTGTGGTCTAAGTTAGATACTGAAACAATTACTTCTGACTTCATTAATGAAGTAGAGAGTTTACTTCGTGAGGAAACTGAAAAGGAGGAGGAATAACAATGATGAAAAACGAATGGTTGTTACTTGAAAAGGTAATTAAAGCCCCTCGTATATTACTGTATGGAAAACCTGGTACAGGTAAGACATACTCAGCTATGACAATGGGGACAAACAAAAACCAAATGAAAAAGTCAATTACATTGACACCAGAAACTTCGGCAACCGATTTGCTAGGACATTACATTCTAGTAGGAGATGATGGTATGGAATGGAATGATGGTATTGCTATTGAATCGTGGAAAAATGGTGGTAGATTAGTGATTAACGAGATTGACCATGCTGGTCAAGATGTCACTTCTATACTCCATGCTTTGCTAGATGATGTAGACTTTGCAGAGTTGACACTACCCAACAAAGAGAAAGAAGTAGTAAGACCTGCAAATGGATTCCAATGCATAGCTACCATGAATGGCGAGCCAGATGACTTGTCGGAGGCGTTGCGAGATAGATTCCCTATCAAGATAAACATTAGTGAGATACACCCTAATGCGATACATAGTCTGGATAGCACCATTATGAGTGTGATGAATGATGTTAGTGGTACTGACACTTCTATTCGTGCTTTTATGGAACTTAGCAGGTTGATTAACAAAGACAAAGTTAAACCAAATGATGCTATATACGCTGTATTCGGTAGTATTGATGAGGACTTTGCTGATACTATTGTAGAAGCATACGAAGTAATTAACTCAGGGACTTCTCATATAGAAGATTCTGATTAATGTCTTTGTTCAAGCAGAGAGCTAGACAAAAACCATTACCAAAAACATTACCTAACTTAGCGTTGCAAGGTAATCGTATACAGAGATATGAATACGAGGAAGGTGTAACAAATGGTACTAACAAATTTGCTATACCAATACCCCAACACGCTTACAATACCCAATTTGATGTAAATAGGGCAATACTATTGCAAACCCTACGGAAAAAATATTTCATCAAAGCAAGGTACATAGGTAATATAGACCAAGAGATAATGTCGATTGCCGAAACTCTTTGCATACTACCAAAAGCTAGTCAAGTAATTAAGAAAATACAAAAAGCACACGCTAAGTATTCGGATAAGCTAGTGGACAAAGGAGATAGTTATTATCTGACTACAAACCTACCACGCATTAACGAGAATACTGCTAAGTATCATGTAGATAAGTTGATAGATTTATTCTACAAATTACTTAAAGAAGGCAACAATAGAGAGGAGATAGCATCTCAGCTAACTAGAGCTTGTGTTGTTGTGTTCGGTGCAGTTCGTAATACTAAAGGTACTGCCTTTGGTATAGACAGTAGTGAGTTATTCGATACTATTACTTCAGCAGTACGTAGGAATGTACCATTGGAGTTAGCACTAGATGATAGTAAGTTGAAATCTGAAGTTAATGCTATTGATATGATTCTTAATCTTACTCATAAAGCCAAGCAAAGTGCTATTGACGTGATACAGTCTGGAAACAGGAATCTTAATAAGTATCGTTGGGAACAACAACTTGATGGTAGTCATAAGTATGTAAGGTACAACGTACCATTCAACCCTAAGAAGCATGCTAGGAGAGTATACAACGAGCTAATGAATCCACATTACATGAGTTACTATATGCAATATCGTCTTAGTGATTTGCCTTCTATTGTAGACGGCGTATTTGAAAACGAGAATGTAAATATTACAAAGGTAAAACAAGACGATACAAAGCGAGTAGAGGATATGCCTACTATGACTATGCCTAAGTTTCTTACAAAAGACTTAGCTAGAGATATAGAGCAAAAGGCAAATTCAAACTACCAACACGCAATAAATTACCTTAGTAATAGGGGTGGTGTACATGGTATAGCAAAGTTGCACAGATTTAAAGGCAACAAACCTATTCGTATTGCAGTACAGAAACTAATAATATCGCAAGGCGAGTATGGTGTTAAACCTAGACAAGTACACAGAATAATTACAGACAGAAAAGTCTTTAAACGTAAGCGACACATAGCAGGTGGTAGCTTAATGATTGACTGTTCTGGAAGTATGGGCTTCAATAGTTATGATGTAAAAGAAATTGTCGAAACTTTACCAGCTAGTACAATAGCTGGTTATGTAGGGTATGGAAATAGTATAGGTGACTATGATGGTGACATAAGAATTATTGCACAGAATGGTCATATGGATACTAAATCTATCCACGACTTACAAGAACACGGAATGAACTCTGTGGATATGGACGCACTAAGATACTTAGCTAAACAACCTGAGCCAAGAGTTTGGGTTTCGGATATGCAAGTAGTAGGTGTTGCCGATACAGATAAGAGGTCAGGTACAACACTAAGTACTGACAAAGTACATGAGATTATGAGATTCATGGCTAAGAATAATATCATACCGATACAGGATATTGAACATGTAAAGCAATTTGCTAAACAATATGCTAAGTTTGTAGGTTAAGTTACAAGAAACTAGCAATAGTACTGCATCTATCAATAGATGTTATATGTAACTAATTAATCCCCCTCTTGTGCGTACTCGTACGCATGAGAGGGGGGTTTTTTTTTGTTTTTTTATATATGCATATGCATATGCATACACATAGAAAAATAAATAAATCGATTCAATGCTTGTATATAGAGTGTTCGGTGTTATGATTACCACATGAGCAAAGATAAGAACATAAACATACCAGAGCTTATAACAAAAGCGTATGGTAAAAAACAGGGAGGGGTTACTGCTTGGTATAAGGCAGTACCTAACGAAGTCAAACCATTCATTGAGGGTATAGAGCTACTTGTTAAAGAGGGTAAGAAACCTAATTCAAGTGCAGTCAGCAGAATACTACAAGAGGAATTTGACTTTACAATATCTAGGGCAGGTATCAACAGGTGGCTAACATACTTAAAAGATAAGGAAACTAATGAGAAAAAGAGAGCAGGAGAAACTAGCTGAACTCTTAGTACAAGCTGAGAGTGACAAAGTTAGTGAACTTAAAGACACTAATAAGAGATTGTTAAAACAATTAGACAAACTCAAAGATAAAAAAGCAGATTTAGTTGAGGCAGTATACAAAGGAGCTAAAGATGGTATGTCAACAGTAACATTACCAAAAGTTAAAGCACCAAAAAAATCTTCTACACATGGACAAGAAATCTGTGTGCCTTTATTAAGTGACATTCAACTAGCAAAAAACACAGACACATACAACTCTAAGGTTGCGTACAAACGTGTCATTAAATATGCAGAGAAAATCGTGAATCTCTCTCAGTTGCAGGGTGCAAACCACACTATTAAGAAGTGTCATGTACTAGCACTAGGGGATATAGTTGAGGGAGAATTAATATTTCCTGGACAAGCACACGAAATTGACAGTTCACTTTACAAACAAGTAACAGTTGATGGACCTGCTATGTTGTTTGAGTTCTTTAGTATATTACTCACACACTTTGAGGAAGTTGAATGTACTTGGGTTATAGGTAATCATGGTGCATTAGGTGGCAGGGCTAGAAAAGATTACAACCCTGAAACTAATGCAGATAGAATGCTAGGCAAGATTCTAGAAACTATGTTTAGGAACGAGCCAAGAATGAAATTTCATATACCTGATAGAAGTTGGTATACGATAGCAGACTTAGGTGTCAAAGCTAAGTTCCTATGCTTTCATGGTGACAACATTCGTGGCAGTATGGGATTACCTTTCTATGGATACAATAAAAAAATACTAGGTTGGAAAGCACTAGCAAGTGCAGACTTGATGGAAAACTTTACACACGCAGTGTGTGGTCACTATCATACACCGACTTCTTTGTATCTTAATGATGTAAGACTATGGGTTAATGGCTCTACTGAAAGCCACAATGGTTATGCATTAGAACAATTAGCAGCTATGGGTAGACCATCACAATTCTGTTTGTTTGTTAAACCCTCTAAAGGTGTGACTGCTGAATACTTAGTTAGTTTAGAGGAGGGATAAATATGGACAAGGAAAAACACAAGAAATTAATTAAAGACTTCCCTAAGAGTGTTGTAAAGAAAGCTCCACAGGGAAAATTTGGGGACTATGTTCCTCACCACATATACACACAACGATTAGTAGATGTAGTACCAGGCGAATACAACTTTATGTTTACTGAGATTAGAGATAAAGACAATTCAATAGTAGGTGCTAAATGCACACTACAAATAGATGGCTTAGGTATGGTCGAGGAAGTTGGAGATGTAGATACTAACGCATTAAAAAGAAATATTACTGAAAGCGAAGTGCTAAAACTAGCAGTATCAGATGGTATAAAGAGATGTTGCATGAGATTCGGAATCGGATTAGAACTATGGACAGGTGGTACTACTGAAGAAGAACACTATGCAAACGATACTACTGAAAAAAAACAGGCACCTAGCGTGGTGAAACCAGTTTCAGCTCCAGTTAGAACAGATGCAGACAAGTCGCAGGACAGCCTTTCTCCTGCCGTTGAGACCAAGACTTCCTCTGCATCGCCTAGTAATCCAGTAGAAATTCTAAAGGCAGCCAACTTCTCAACAGTAGGTAACACTCATCCTAAGGGTGGGTCTAAGGCTCTTGATGAATTAGGTTTATGGTGTATGTGTGGAGGAGATGTCGAATACATACCAGAGGGCAAGAAAACAAATAGCAAAGGTCCTGACTTTAGATGTCAATTGATGGGTAACTGTACTGCAGGAGATACAGTAGATGGCAGAGTATTTGCTAAGTCCTGGTGGTTAGCAGACTTTAAGAAAGAAACACCTGCTGCTTGGATTAATTATGTACAGGCACTTAATGGTGTAGTAATGCCAAAGGCTAAGAGTTTAGATGAAGTAGAAGATTGGGAAGCACCATTCTAGGATACTATTTAAACACATGCATTGATTGCTTTAGAACATATTGGCATGAGGTACAGGCTTATCAGGGTTTATGTAAACAATGTGAAACAGCATTTGGAGAAAGGATGAATGATGTCGCAAAAAGAAATAGTAGCTGAATTATTAACTGACAATAGACAAGGTGTGTGTGGTACAACCTTCTTACAAAATTACATACCACGATTCGGTAGTCTTATATTTAATCTTAGACACGAAAAGAATTGGGACATAGTTAAAGAACGTTGCGATTTACACGAACATAAAAATACCCAATGGAAGTATAGGTTATTGCGTAGTGACACTACTAACTACAATGTAGCAACAGGTCATACTTATTCTTTTAATTTAGATTGATTATTAACTAATTTTTTTCTTAGCGTATGTCTTAACGACTGCAAGTGCAGCACCACCACCAGCTAATGCAGCTAACTCTAATGTATTTGCATCAACAGATATCAAAGGTGCGACAACTAAAGCTCCAAGAAATGCTTCAATGAAAGTCCATACGGTTCTTTCAATCATATCTTTAAGTTCTTCACTCATCTATCTCTCCTAATTTATTAATCTACCTTTAAGCATAGCATTAGTCTTAATAACATTACCGTTTATCTCTTGTAATTTATCATATACAGACTCAGCTAATATCAAATGGTCTTTAGCTTTGTTATCTACTGGTTTATTCTCTAGTAAATTAGTTATTGTATTGTATTTTATAGTAACTTTCTTACCTTGTAGTAATTGATTTGCAACTTTTGAATACATTTTCTTGTATGCTACAGCACTAGAGCCTATGAATCCATCAGCAGATATGTCTAAGTCTTGTTGTGACTCACCCACTATAAGACAACCTGATGTATGTTCATCAGTATTACCAGTATGTATAAGTATATAAGTAAAGTTAGGTACATTTTGTACATGAAGCATTCCATAGTGTGCGTTCTTGTATCTCTCTGTGTATTTAGCATGAAATCCGCCAGTCTTTCTAAACTCTATTGCGTATTCACCTTCAGGTATGCAAGTCTCATGCATAACTTTAACTGCTTGATACTGGTCTTCTAATGTATAACACTCGAACAGACCATTAATAAACAACATACCATTGGTAGCATCTTTACCAAACTGAGTTCTAATAACATCTAACTGCAATTTTCTATACCATGTTTATTGTTACATATCTGTATGTAAGTACCATTATCTTTTTGTTTTAAATAACACATTACTCTTCCTCTTTCCAGGCTTCGTTATCAGCCGTAGTTATATCATCTGGTACGAACTTACCTTTCTCATCTCTTGCTCTGACTTCGCCATCTTTATTTGCATTAAGATACAGTGGTATATTTGCAGATAATCCTGTAACAATAGGTGTTTCACCATTTAACATTACTGTTGGTGTGAAGACTTTCTTATTATCTTTTTCTATTGTTAACAGTTCTTCAATTAAATATTGTAATTTTTTGTCGGACATATTGTACTCTCACTTTCTAAATCCTATGGTCAATAACCATATAGCTAATGTAACTATTGTAGCAAGTCCTGTGACTTGTTGTGCAGAACCAGTTAAAGTTAATGTTGCAATAACTAAACCAACTAAAGTCCAACTAAGGTTTAATGTTTCTTTAATTGCTGCTATAAACCAGTGACCTAGTTTCTTAAACATTTCCTCTCCTTAATACAAAAGCTGCCATGCTAACTATTCTAGTCAAAATTACTGGCACTACAACCTCTTGTGCTTTTTCCTTTTGGTCATTAGTCATGTCATCACCTATGTTTGCAATAGTTATAGCACCTAGATTATTAAAATCTACGAAGGTCTCTATAGGATTTTCTATGAATGATTCGTAAGATATCTCTGTAACGACATCAGCTAAGGTATAGTTTTCTACATCTGTGTTTTCTACAGCTCTAGCTACGTACTTTTCTACTGCCTCAGCTACAATAACATCATCTTTTATAGACTCAGCTATTAATTCTACATCCTTTGCTTCTACCTGTAGTACTTCAGCTACGACTTCTACTTGCTCTGTGGTAAGTTGTTCCACATCTGCAATAGCTTCTTCTACAACGGCTTGTACAATCTCCTGGACTTCTTCTGACGCTGACTCTAAGTTCTGTACACCAACATCATTGACTTCTTCTAGTACCTCGACAACTTCTTCTTCGGTAAGTTCTTCGACATACTCTTGTATTGCTTCTTCTTTAGCTTCTTTATACTCTACTAACTCTTCTTCTGTAAATTCTTCTATCTCTTCTTCAGTAGCTATCTCTATCTCGATAACAATTACTTCTTCTATCTCAGCAACTTCTACAGCTACTTCTTCTTCAGTAAGTTCTACAACTTCTTCTGTCTCAAAGATTCCTCTGCTTGTATCCTTCTCTTCAAAATCCTGTATCTGCTCAACCAAAACCTCTTCATCTTGAAGTTCATCTTCTCTATTAGTGTCATCTCCATGTAATGTTTCGACCAACTCATCTTGTACCTCCATTAAGTCTTCTTGTATCTCCTCCTCTGTAGGGGGAAACAAATCGTTTTCTATATATATCTCTATCCAGTCTACCTCATCAATAACTATATCCTCGTCAAAGATTTCTACTTCATAGATTTCTAGGTCTATCTCTTCTAGTTCTATTAGTGTGTCAATAAACTCTCTAGCTTTTTCCTCAGATTCAAACTCAAAGAACTCAATCTCCTGCTCATACTCCAACTCTTTAGCTTCTCTTTCCATCTCTGCTTCAAGTTCAAGCAACTCTTCTTCAGTAAGCTCAATGTATTCCTCGTCTTCCAGTTCAATGTATTCAATGTCAAGTATGTCAGCATCATCAATAAACTGTTCTTCCTCTTCGTATATATCTTCGTCAATAATTTCGATACCATAATCTTCTAGGTCTCCTCTTTCTATCTGTTCATCTGTAAGAGCTACACCATATAGTTCTTCGTTAACAGCTCTTTGATTTTCACGCTCAATAGTTCCATCTTCAATTTCATTTTGTGTATATTCTCCTTCACTACCATCATCTAATACAACAACTATTATTTCAGTGGCTTCTCTATACTCACGCTCGTAATTAGTTTCTGATAAACCTGTTTCTTCTGCGTTGGCTGCCATCTCATTCTCAACAGCTTGTTGGTATTCTATTTGTTGTTGCACAATAATAGCTTCTTCTTCTTCTCTTATACCCTGTTCCTCATCTGTTTCTGCTATACCATACGAAGCAAAGTTAGCATTCCTTTGTATTGTTAAAGGGTCTAAGGTAGTAGTGGTGGTAGTAGTACCATCATATTTTATCTCTACATTATCTAGTAAAGACCAGTCGTTGATAGTAATAACAAACTTATCTATAAATTTGTTAGCTGTATCTTGGACTGAATAAACTATATCTTCATACATAGTATTAATATCCATACCACTCTGTGCATCTATAGTATTAGTTTGTGTGGTGTCATCATTGTGTGTGTACTGTACACTACCTTGATTATTCATAGCACCTATGGTAAAAGCTACCTCATAGACATCATGGTCTACAGGTAATACGAACTCATAATCATTAGATGCACCACCATGTTTAGAATGTTCTAGTGACATGTGGTAATTATCCATACCACCGTATGATTCCCAGGTGTTTTCTACTCTGACTAAGTTATTATTTTCGGTAGGAGGTACAACTATATCAGTTACTTGTTCTCCATCTCCACCTTCGAATGTTTCTACTTCTGTTATCTCATCTGCAAATGCAGGTATAGGCACGGCTAAGAATAGTGCTATACATATTCTAAGTAACACTGATTAAACAGTGCCACAGCAGCCACCACCACAACAGCCATCGCCATTATATTTAGCCATCATACTCCTTACATACTCAAGCTGCCAACAATCAATATGACTGTGGCAACTAATCCTAATACTTTATAAAATTCTGATTTATCTAACTTCTCATCTAGCTTTTTATCTATGTCATCTAATTTATCAAATATCATTTGGTTCAGTTCTTTCTGTGTAAAGCCATTGGAAGTTGTCATTATGGAAGGTCATCATGGGATAACATATCCCAGTCCTCATCTAAGAAAATAGTTTCAGATGTGCTTATATACTTAATTAAATTGTATATTTCTTTGCAACAATATCCTATTATAAATCCAATTAAATAATCCATAGACTGGATTATAACATAGATTTATGAAGGTTTAGGATTATCGTCTTTAACTTTTTTTACAGCCTTGTACCACTCACCAGTTTTGTCGCCTTTGTCTGCTGTCATGTCGTGGTATAACAAGTCAAGTTGTTCTCCAATAGCACCATAAGATTCTTGTCTAGCTTTCTTATAGTCATTGTCTTGTGAGTCTAACTTACTAGCAGCTAAGTCAGTTACAGCTTGTGCATACTCTGCATCTGTAAATTCTCTAACTACATTGTTAACTTGGGCTTTCATACCTGCACCACCGTTAGCAGTTTTCTTTGCGTCAATCTCTGTCTGAGCTTCAGCTGTAAATTGTTCTAATGTTTTTATCGCCATATCTATCTCCTATATTAGCATACTATATTTATATTACTACTTCTTCAAACCATATAAAGTTAATGTTCCACCATCAATGTTTCCACCTGTGCTTAAAAATACATTTATTCCATCACTTGCACTTGCAACTGTATGAACTCCACCATTTTGATTACCTCTAAAATCTACTGTTGTATCAGAAGTAGTTGCTTCAAAAGTAGCAAAACTATATTCACTTGCATCAGCAAAATTAAACAAGTATGCAGTTAAATTAAAAACTGAGCCACTTGTAGTTCCTATAGCATTGAAACCCCACTCTGTATCATTGGTATCTGCATTATTTGCAAAAGCATTGTATGCTTTTAATTGTTTTCCAGCTTCATCATATTCACTATCTGTTTGTGCAGTACCACTTTTAGTAACTCTTATTTGTACTGTTGAAGAATCTGTAGCAGCTTCTAATCCACTAATTATTAATTTATAAACATCATAAGTGCTATCAATCCCAACTAAAGATACAGAACTTACTCCAGAACTAACTGTTGTTTGTGCTATTCTTATTAAGCTAGCTGCCATTATTTAACTCCATAAGTTGTAACATTTATATAATTGTGTGTTTGTCCACTAGAGTTTGTAACTCTCATTCCACCAATGCTTTGTGTACTTTTATAAACAGCTATCGCTTTAGTTCCAAATAAATTTCCATTACTTATTGAGCCATTTTGGGCTTGTCCAATTGTGTATGTATCATCTGCAAAAGGATTAAAAACATTTAAAGTAAATCCATATCCATCTCCATCATCTAAATATCCACCAATACCACGCCAACCTACGCCACCATTTTGGTTAACAAATCTATACTCTTGAAAAGATGCATCACTTTTTAAATCTAAAGAAGCCATATCATATTTACTTTCATTAGCTAAACTATCATCTGCTTGAAGTAATCTAATTTCAAAATATCCTGCACCATCCATATCTGTTGAAATATGCACTTGGTAAGCATCATATTTAGCAGTAAAAACACCTGTAACATCTAATGTAGTTACTAAAGTTGCTTTTGTTTGATTTATAAATTCTAAATTAGTAGCCATTATTCATACGCCTTTATGCCATATAGAGAAAATGTACCGTGTTCTAAATTGCCGTCTGAACTTGAAAACTCTATACCATTAACAACATTTGCTATATCATAAACACCACTTTGAAAATTACTATCTATACCTATTCCAAAATGTAAATTTTGAGAAGTTACAAAAGTATATTTTGTACTGTCTCCTGCATTGTAAATGTAAAAGTAGCCATTTAAACCTTCTCTATTTGTACCAACATTGTATGCTAACCAAATTTTACTATCATTAGTAGACTTAACTTCTGAGCCACCTGTATTATTTCTTTGCATAGCATATTGATAATTAGATGCAGTATCAGTACTACCACCTGTTTTAAATCTAAGCATAATGTGTCTATCATCTGTTTGTGGTTTGTTATTTGTAATAGTCATAAAATGAACATTGTATTCACTTTCTTTTATGCTATCAAAAGAGAATGTACTTGGTGTACCAGTTATAGTTTTAGTTTCAATTAATTCTAATTGTCCTAGCGTTAATATCTTTTCATCTTCTACTAACTCTTTATGTTCATTAACACTAAACACACCTGAGTTATTTAACACTGCTTGTGTTGGTTTAGCTGTACCTATATATCCAAATTCATTACTCATAATTCTATGTTACCTTGTACAATGTAAATGTTCCTGTTGTTATGTTGCCTGCGTGATATTTAAATAATAATCCATTACAACTTTGTGTAACTGTATGAACTAATCCACCTGTATTTCCAACTAACTCTGCTTGAAAATCAAAAGTAGTTGGCTCATAGGTAAAGCTTGAAAACTTTGAACTATTATTAAAGTTATAACAATAAATTATATAATTAGCCATTTCCCCTGTAGCTGTTCCACCATTACCAAGTGTTGGTGCAGTATCATTTACAGCTCCTGTATTCCCAAAAGAACTTCCTGCTCTTATTTTTTTATAAGCATAATCATAATTAGCAGAACTATCAGCAGAGTTATCACTTGACTTAGTAACTTGTATATTTAAGTTTGTTATATCACTTGAACTTTTCATACCACTTACTGCAACCATATAAACATCATCAGTTGTAATTCCTAAAATACTAACTGAACTAACTGCATCTGATACTGTACTTGTTGCTACTTGTGTTAATCCCATTAGTTTACAGCCAACCCATATACTCTGATAGTACCACCTGCAAAAGGTCTTGAACCAGTATTATCTTTAACTTGAAAACCTGAAATACTTGAAGTTTGTTTTAAAACACCTATACCTTTCATAGAAATCTTTAAAGTTGCCGAAGCCACCATACTTTGATACAAAGCAAAAGTATAACTTGAACTTGAAAAAGGATTAAATATATATGAAACTTGTCCATTTTCTTCAGGTGCTTGGTCAACACTTTCCCCAAAAAACCTATAAAATTCATCTTCATCAGTATTTCTTTGTTCAGTCATTGCTGCATCTGCTCTCATTATTTGGTGTGCATAATCATAATTACTAGCAAGAATAAGACTACCACTTGAATTAATAAATCTAAGGTCTGGGTCTGTTTGTGTAGTGCCAACTGTTGAAATACCATTTGAAGTAATTTTATAAATATCAAAATCTGCAGAAAATACATTTTCAATATTTACTGTTGATACACCACTTGTTATTGTTGTTTCATTAATAAATCTTAGGTTACTCATATCTGTTTTACTCCATAGAGTTTAATATTAAAACCTGCATAATCGCCTGTACTTTTTAGAACTCTAATTCCATCAACAACACTTGCTTGTGGTAAAATTGCACCACCAATAGAAGTCCAAATTTTTCCATCATTATTTAAACCAACAAATTGTCCTGTCAGATAACTATATTTAGATGAATTACCTAAATTGTAAAAATAAAAATAGCCTTCCTCTTGTTCGCCTGTATCGTTTCCTGCACCAAAATTTAAATTTATTTTATCAGCTGAAGTTGACTTCCGATTATAATTTTCTAAACCTGAAATAGCTGAAACATTATTAGCTCCTATTTGATAAACACCTGCAGTTTCCAATGTACCACTTTCAAATAATTGTATATTACACGACTCTTGATTATCTGCTGCTGATTTCATATTAGACAAAGTCATATAGTGTACATCATATTCACTTTCTTTTATGTCTGTAAAATCAACTACTGCAACTGTACTTGAAAATGTTTGTTCTTGTATAAGTTCTAATGAGCCACCGTAGTGACCCTTAGCTTCTAATTCATTTATATCAGATACAGAAAATACACCACTGTTACTCTTTATTTGATTAGGAGCAGTACCTAAATATCCATAAGGCATAATCTACTCCTAGTCTGTTATTTCAAGATAACTTGCAAAAAATTCTATGTCTGAAGTTGCTGATGCTAACACCTGAATTTTATCAGTTGCCATAAGCACTAACTTAGAAGTACCTGCTAACTCAATCGAGCTATCTGCAGGAACTGTCATAGTCTTAGCTATGTAAGCATCTCCTGATGAACCGTCTACTACTCTAACATCTACCGTAGCATCGTTAGTTCCATCAACATTAGTAGCTCTCAATGAGAGAACTATAGCTTCATGGTTCGCATCCAATGCAGGTATTAAATCAGCTAGTGATGTTGTTCCATCATGATAAGCATTCTTAAATACATTTGCCATATTTTATTCCTCTATCCTAGTGCCACTATCAGACCTACATCTGCTAGACCACTTGTCTTACTATCTACATACGCTTTGATTGACTGTTGCGTAGCTAAATGTGCAGCACTGTTGCTACTCATATCGTCTTCGTCTTGAACAGGAACTACAAAATCTAAGTTCCCATCTGTGTCATCATAGGATACAGATATAAATGTTTCTGTACCATCTAGCATACCACCAACGAAGTCTTCTACTTGTTCTTGTGAAAGTTGTGTATTGTCGTTAGCAGTCATATCTGTGACTACTAAGTCAATAGTTCCGTCTCCGTCTTCATAAGTAGCAGCAATTCTAGTTTCAGTATTGCTAGTAAACATAGCTCCAACTATGTCTTGTACTGCTTCAGAAGTAAGTTGTGTGTTAGCAGTCATGTCATCTGCAACTAAATCTATAGTTCCATCATCATCTTGATATGTTGCACTAATTCTTGTTTCTGTGTTACTTGTGAACATAGCACCGACTATATCTTGTACAGCCTCTGTAGTTAGGGTTGTATCAGTAGATACTAAGTCTATAGTGCCGTCACTATCTTCATAAGTAGCAGAGATATTTGTCTCTGTATTGCTTGTGAACATTGCACCAACAATGTCCTGGACTGCTTCAGAAGTAAGTTGTGTATCGGCAGTCATATCTGTAACAACTAGGTCAATAGTTCCATCTGAGTCTTCGTAGGTAGCAGCGATTCTAGTCTCTGTGTTACTAGTAAACATAGCTCCTACAATGTCTTGAACAGCTTCTGTTGTTAAAGTTGTATCAGTAGAAACTAAATCTATAGTTCCATCTCCGTCTTGATAAGTAGCAGATATATTTGTTTCTGTGTTAGAACTAAACATAGCTCCAACAATATCTTGTATAGATTCAACATTTAAATCTACCCAAGCAGAACCGTTATAAAATTCTAATGCTGCAAGTGTTGAGTTATAAGCTATTTCACCAGTACTTGGTGAACCATTTCGTTGTGCTGTTGTATGTGTAGGTATTAATAAACCTGCGTTAGAACCATCAGGAAACTCTCTTAATCCATCTGTATCAGAACCTGTACTGGTTACATGTATTGGTCTCTCTGCCATTTAACTATTCCTCATTATATTAGATTGATATTATCTACTGTACCATCAGCTTTAGTAAATTTCAATAAGCTGTTGATAACAGAAATATCATCCTGCGTACCATTATACTCTAAAAATGTCAGTGTGCTGTTAGCTATAGTAATATTATCTTGCGTTCCATTAAATTCTACAAACTTTAAAAAGTCTAATAAATCTACATCTTCATCTACTGTATATGATTGTGTAAATCTTTTATCTATTGCTAAAGAGCCACCCTCTTTAAGCATAAGTAACACACCCATGCTATCCTCCTAGTGCCAGTGCCACGCCTAAACTTATTCCACCATTAGCGTCTACATAATCTTTAACTGCTGCAGATGTCGGTATTGTTGTATCGTTATCATTAGATGCAATACCTTCTGACTCTATTACGAGTGTACCTGCTGCTATCTCAGAGGTTGTAAGTCCTGTTATTGTAAATGTTAAATCGTATGGGTCTCCATCTGAGCCTGTTGATACATCAGTCCAGTTAATATCTATACCTGCACCTTCAACAAACTTTACTTCTCTTGATGTATATACACCTGTAGCAACGCTAGGTGCAATAGTAACTTCTGTACCATCACCATCTTCTAATATAAAACCTTGTTGTACAGCATCGTGTACTTCTTCTATGTGTTGTTTAACTACAGCCAGTCTTACTGTTGTACCTGCTGCATGTGAAGGGTCTGTTCCGTGTTTAGAGTCTATGTCTCTAGTAACTGTAGCACCAGTGTGGTCAGAACCTGATGCCCACAATACAACTTCTCTTGTACTGTCATTGTCAGGGTCTATAACAAAATACGCAGGAGAATCTACTCCTGGGTCTGCTGCTAAATTCATTGATGTACCACCACTACCTAACTGTGAAGCTAGGGTAGTTTCAAAAGCGTTTACTAAATTTGTTTCTCTTGCTACCATTTATCCAAATCTCATTCTTGCAAAGGCATTAACTGCATAAACATCACCTGATGTAATAGCAGCAAAGGCTGTCTGTCTTGTGCCTCTGACCGTCAGTATAGCATACTGTGTCACGCTTCCAACGTTTGGGTTACTAATTATAGGGTAACTTATTTTCTCTACAACTCCAACTATTGTTTCTGCAGGGTCAAATATTTCTAAGGTAACAGCAGTTCCTTCTTTAGATTTTAAAGATTGATAGATACTTTCTCCTAAATTTTTAACTTTAATTGGTTTTCTAAAAGGTCTTTCAACTCTATCAGATATATTGACTGGTATCTGTACTACTACTAGCTCAGGTCTACCTAATGCACGAATCTGTATAGATTGTAACTTAGGTGTTGATGTTGTAGTTGCAGATTTTAACACTATCTTTGCTGTAACATATCGTGCAACTCTACTCATCTGTGTTTCTACACCCCCTACACCATCTCTTTGTTCAAGTTCTAAAGACCACGAACTATCATTAGAATCATTTATAGCCTTTAAATCATTTGATACAAAAATGTCTACTGTATTGTTGTTTGTCAATTCTTCTGTTTCTACTTCTACACCTACATATTGTTTAGCTTCTGCTGTAAAGAAATCAGCTGGTGACGTAATTAAGTACCCTTCACTTTCAAAACTTGTAGCAGACTGTTGATGCAAACCACTACCATTTACAGAAGCAATAAATCTTTCATCTACTTTATTAATTCCCTGTACTAAACCTCCAGCATTTAGTTTATAATATCTAGCTATACCTGCAGTAGGTAAGTAATATCTCCACAAATTGCTTACAGTTGCAGATTCTTTTATACCTGTATAGACAGAATCTCTTGTAACAAAAATTTCTCTAGGTGCTGCATCTAATCCATCTATATCCCATTCTTTAATTAATTGATTGTTTGCTAATACATACAAGTCATCAGCAACTGATAGATTTGCACGGTATAATCTACCTATTTTTTTAGCACCTGTTTGATTTACTTTTGTACCATAGAATATTATTCCTTGTGTTTCGCCTACGCATGTAGGTATTTCTCCTGATATTTCTGTTTGACCTTTAGCTGTTAGTGTACCTGCTATGTCTTTTATAGAATATATTCTTCCATCTGTAGCTGTAGCTAACATTACTGCACCAACATCTGCCACGTCTGTCCACGTTTCTCCTGTTGGTAAAGTTAACATTGCTGATGCAACGGTAGTAGCACCATCATAATCATGTAATGCTGTTCCTATAGACACAACTAAGTGTCCTTTTACAGACCATATACCATCATATATTGCTGCTGTAAGTTTAGTTGCAGCAGAACTACCATTGTATAAAATTATTTGTGAAGCACTACCATTACTTGTAACTATGTACAAACCAGTGCCATGTGCAGCCATAGCTTTTATAGTGTAACCACCAGTTATACCAGTCGTTACAGTAGAAAAACTACTGCCATTGTTAGTTGATTTATAAAGTACAGCTTCATCAGCTACATAAATATCAGTGCCAACAACAGCTACATAGTTGTCATCATTAGCAGCATCACTAAATGTTCTTATGTTTGTTGTGGAGTTAAGTAAAGATATGTTATATGCTTTTCCTAAATCACTATTGAATACGTCTATGTTTTCGCTATCCCAATATCTAGTATTATCTCTAGGTGTAATATCTGATTTGTGTGCTTTGTCTAGATTACTACCACCACTAAAGTCATTTCTAGAAAATACTCTACCTATGTTAGTAGTAAAATCTTCAGCATTTTGTTTAACATTAACCGAACCTTCTTGACCTACATCAGAAGATTGTATAATCATTTGCCTATCTTGTGAAGGTCCAATAGATGCTCTTAAAAGAAAGTCGTCTATTCTAAAATCATAACCTTTTCTTTGTGGATTTATTACATCAGACTGTGTAGTTAGTCTTGGCATTACGACTGTATTCCATAAACCAAACCATCTACAGATACTGATTCTGGATACTTAGCTCTTAGATACTTTCTAGCTTGATTCAATAATAACTGTTGATACTGCAATAAAGAATTTCTAAGACTATTAGAACTTCCTACTGGATATGAAGCAACAGATAATTGGTCTGATATATAATCTGCAGTAACATTAGGTACATCTCTACCAGAAATAAGTTGAGCTGTTACACCTGCCATAATTATAGGTTCGTATTCGTTTTCTAAACCCACAGTTGCTAACGTGTCTGACTCTGCAGTAGGTTCTATAAATTTCTTTTTAAAGGTTACAAATGCTGTGTGACCTGAAGCTATACCACTAAACTGAATAGCGTGTACAACACTAGGTCCTGAAGTGTATGTGTATGTTCTTTCTGTTCCACCTGAATCTGTATAAACAAATGGATTAGGTAACTCGATTAAAGATGATGCAACTGTAGCAAAGTTTACACCTGTAGTATCAGAACCAGAACTGAAATCTGTGTACTGAGATATTGCACCTATAATAGAAACTATATAGTTGTGTGTACCTATTGAATCGTATGAACCTAGCAATGTATAACCATTAGAAGTAGTTATTGTTTGTGTTTCTACAGCAAACAATGTAGGAAACAGGTTATTAATCTGGTCAACTACTGCATCAAAAACAACTTTTCTAGGAAATGGTGGAGCAATTTTTATTGTATCTCCATCAGCATGTGTAGTTTTAGAAGAACCTCTGACTCCTCTTACAACTGTAACTTGATTATTAATAGTATCGATAGAACTACATAACATAAGTTCTTGATTTATTTCAATAATAGAACCTGCGTCCATCATATCTTCTTCTTCTTGTGTAAGAAGGTCACCATTAAAACTAATAGTTGTAGCAGATGTGCTGCTAACTGCAGCTGTTAAAACTGTATATGGTTGTAAATCGTCCATAGGTTCGAGATATTCTCGATAAACCCTATCAACTAGATTACCTATAGTAGTACTCATGGTACTAAGCGTCTCTGAGTAATACTGTTATTGCTGAACTTGTGTCTTCTGTTGCACCTGATACAAATCTAATTGAACCTGTTGAAGCAAAAGCCCAACCTGACGGGTCAACTCTTGTAAGTTTATTAGCAGCTACTGTATAGGATACTGCTGAACCATCGGTTTCTTTTACATCAATATATGTTCCACCACCATCTTGGTCTGCTGACCATTGAAAGGTAACGGTTGTTCCATTAAATGCTGCGTTAGGTATAAATCCTGATAGCAACATACCATCTGTTGGTACAGGTGGACTTTGTGTTGCACTTCCAGTGTAAGTTACGCCTACTAATTTATTTGCCATTAATTCTTTTCCTTATATATTTATTTGATTATAGCAGAACTAAGGGAGCAGGTGGAGCTACTCCCAAAGTTCCAATATTTACTTTAGCTATTTGTTTGTTCAAATAGCAAGTGATATGAAGGAGGTCCGAAATCGAATCCCATCTCCATATAAATTGCTTTACCAACTCTTGCATTAGCATCTTGGTCAATGTCTCTTACGAACACAGTTCCATATCCTGGGATATTTGTGAATACTGGTTGTATAAAGGCAAGGTCTAAGATGTAAGCAGTTCCTGAAGGCATGATATTAGGGTCAATGACCATCATACCAATAGAACCAAATGGTGTAACAACTGTATCAATGTCGATACCTGCAACGTTTCTATCCCTTGGGATAATTGCTGCAGCTAGTCCAATGGTACCTTTAGCTAGTTCTTTGTTAAGAGCTAACAATTGTTTCGGTGTTACCACCAATACAGGTTGTTTCATTGGAGCATGAGCATCATACAATCTCTTCATGCCGTCTGCTATTGCATCCCATGTGAGGTCACGAGCTGCAGATGTTGCATCTCCGTCACTGTCACAATAGTGAATGTTACCACCAACATATGTTGGAGCTACTGTATTGTTAGCATTTGCATTAAGACCAATCCATTGTTTAAGTCCACGCATTTCACGTGTTCCTGAACCTGGTGTTGTATTAGCACCGTCTGCGAATGTTCCGTTAAAAGCGAACCATTCTACTTCTCTTGCTACTTTCTCCATTGCTAATTCTAATTGATTAGCAAATTCGTCTGTTACTGGGTTACCACCAAAAAGACCTAGTTTGTCTCCTGCTGTGACAGTACCGTCTCCGTCTGAGGAGTTGGCAATGTTTGCAGATAAGTCAAATGGATTTTGGTTCATGTAACTTGCTAAAGCTGTGTATGTCATTTGTACACCTTTATGGAAAACTTGTGTTGCGAAAGTGTAAGCTACCCTATCGCGACCTAAGTATTCTGTTGGAGCTGCACCTTCTTGACCTTTAGTAGGTTCTGAAGATACAGTTGCATTATCAGCTGCTTGGATTTGAAAGAAGGTTGACTGTATAGCCTTGCCTCCATTTAAACCACCTGTGGCTGATAAGAAAGGTGTCCTTTGACCACCAACTTTAAACAATTCACCAGTAAAGTTATTAATATTCTGAGCATAAATGCTACTGTTTGTTAGGGATATTGCTCCCATAATTAATCTTCTCCTAGTTTATTATCTATTACTTATTTTTTTGTTTGTTCGTCAAAAGCATCTATAGCATGCAGTTTTGCAGATATAGAACTCCTAACACTTGTCTCTGGATTATTAATAAAAGCGTTTAAATCCGAAAATGAATCTGCTGGAGTTGATTCAACTCCCAACTTATTAAGTTGTTCTACACGAGACTGAGCTTCAATTACGTTTTGATTAGGTGGAGCGGCTGGTGTAGTGTCAGCATTAATAGCATTTACTTCTCCAAACTCTTTACTAACAAAATCTGTTATAGCGTCAACTGTTACATCTCCGTCATACAGTTTTGTTACTGCTTTACCTAGTCCTTTATCAGAAGACAAACCTATTGAGGTAAGTGCTGAATCCATTGCTACTGCTTTATATTGTTTATTCTCAGCTTTGAGTTTTTTATACTCTTGTCTAAGTTGTTTAATGTTTTCATTATCCAATGATTCTTCAACTTCCTCTACGGCTACTTCTTCTTTAATTTCTTCCATTATTATTCCTCATTTCTCTGGCATCTAAAACCCCTATATAAATAATCGCCAGGTAATTAAAGGGATGTCGCAAGGGATTTATGATACACGTTGGACACCTTGGATAACCAACTGCTACGACCCTATGTTTAAAGTGCCGACCTCGTCAGGCACTACATGTAGTATATAAAGATATAAATCTAAAGTCAAGGTTTAGATTTAGGTTTCAGTAAGACCTGTTACTTGTCCTGATTGTGTTGTATAAGAACCTGTAGCTACTGAACTAGCTGTTATATTTTGTGCTTCTATAGCTTGTATCTCACTTAATAAATTGTCGTCTTTAAACAATGTAGCTTCTAAAACATTAGACGCTGTACCTACAGTGCTTGCTCTGTTCTGTCTTCTTGACATAGTGTTTAATAATCTTGCTGTTGTAGCTGCAGTAGAAAACTGATTTCTTGCTGAGCCAAGTGTAATACCTGCTTGTGTAAACTCTTGTATTCGTTCTAAAGAAACATCTTGTCCTATTTCTGTAGTATAGATTGCACCTAGTTCAGATGCGTTTAATCTTTTTTGTAGTATCTCTGTATTTAAATTAGGGTCCATAGCAAGTGCTAGTATTGACGATTCATCTAATTTAACATCTTCTCCAAGCTCATTAGAATAATAATCATTATAAGCAGACACAACATTTTGTTTCATGCCTTCATCCATTCTGTCAAATATTTTGTAACGAACAGTTTGTACTCTATTTATGTATTCATTTGGTGATACTTGATTAGCTACCAAAGTTGAGTAAACTTCTCTGCCTTTTTGCTTAGCATATCCACCAAGTCCATTACCAATTAAAGATGCTTTGACTTGTTCGAATCCTGCAACATAAGAGTTTTCTGACATTCTGATAGCACCTGTTTCAGTGTTTACTATTCCTGGAAATACTGTTTGATATTCAGGAAGTTCTCTCATTGAAGCTACAGCAGCAGTAGCTGAACCGTCACCTTCAATGTAACCTTTTATATACGCATCTACTAACTTATCTGCATTATCTCCTGCATATGATTTAAGCCATGGCAAACGTAAATACACTTGATTAGGACTAAGGTTTATTGCTTCTTCTTCTGTTGTAGAGGTTGTTGTTGATGCTGGAGCAGTATAACTTGAACCACCTACTAATGATTCTGATTCTCTAATAGCTCGTCCTTTATCTTGAAAGTATCCAGCACTTTCTAAATCAGCTATAAATTGTCTACCTGCAAGGGTTGAATCATCTGTTTCTATAGGTGTAAGTTGGTCTCTTCTGTAATAATTAAACTTTGCCATTACCCTATCCTAGCTGACTGTATTACATTTCCACCTAGACTATTAGTTATATTTTCTGACATACTATTCATAAAGAACTTATTTCTCTGACTGTATGCTTTTGTTCTGTAATTTTTCCTAGCATCTATTTGTGATAACCCTATGCCTTCTAAGAACGATTCATCTAACTCATCTGCTGTTTCTCCAAATGTATTTTGCCAAGAACTTTTATATGGACCAACAACCATAGAGTATTTAAGATTTTTACCTCCATACTTTTCTCCCCATATTGGGTCGTTATCAAACATAGTTTGCAATCTATCATTAAAAGTATTTGTATCGTTAGCATATAATTCTACTAAATTGTTTTGTTCTTCTTTAGATAACCCACTCCATCTAGATAAACCTATGTAACTTATAGCTTGGTTTTGTGCAACCATACCATTAGCAAATGATGAATTAGATTGATTAAATACAGGTGAATTAAGTTCACTTCTTGGTCCTGAAAAAATCTGGTAGAAATCACTATCTTTACCAAAATCAAATCCTTCTATGCCAAGTACAAATCCTACGTACTCATCTAACAATGTAGCTGTAATTTTACCTTTGACTGTTTGGTCTAATAAATTTTGGTACAATTCTGGATTTTCTCTTTTAAATACTTCAGGACTTATTCCAACATCTTGTAATGCTGTAACTAATTCTCCTTCTTTAGTACCTAGCAACTTAGCAAACTTTTGATTTGTTACTGATTCACCATTTAAATTAAATGATAAAGGGTCATCTCCTCCTGTAAGAATAGTAGCATTTAAGAAATCTAATTGTCCTTGTGTATATCCTGTAGTTAATCCAGCTCTACTTAATTGTTCTGCTGTTACTGATGTACCTAATGCTAAGGCTTCAAACAATAAAGTAAGACCTGGTGTCTGACCATTTACTTCATCAAACAACCAAGGGTACGAAGTTTTTAATTCGTCAAAGCCACTAAAAACAAAATCTGAATAACTATTATTAGCTGTTGAGGCATACTCGCCACCTATTGTAAAACCTGTCATAGATAGGCTAGGGTCTTCTATAATCTCCCCTGCTGGAGGTGTGTTAGATATAGCAGGACCTACTCTGTTTTCTCCATCTCCAGATACACCCCAGTTAGTTGAATACTTATTAGGACTTAATCCATTAGCTACATAAGATATAAATGCTGGGTAGCCAACTAGGCTTGATATGTCATAAGCAAAATATACTACGCCTTCTTTTACATAAACAGCGTCTGCAACTAATTTATTACTATGTACCCAATTAGCATTTGCTACAGGAGCTGATGTTTTTTCTTCTTCTTGTAACCAACCTCTTTCTTTAAAGATTGGATAATCTTCTAGTTCTATAACTTTAGTCTGTCCGTCTTTAACAATTGTTATTTCTTCTCTCATTACTCAGTTTCTTTTCTACTATATGTTTTTTCCATAAAGTCTAGTTGTTTGTCTATAGCACCACTTATACTAAATCTTTCTTTTATTGTATCGCCTAATGATTTAAAAAATCTTGTGAAGTCGTTTCCTACAGTGTCTTCTTTTTCAGAATCTATTTTATCTTGTTGTTCTTTAGTTAAGTCAGTATCAAAAAATTGTCTTTCTTTTGTTTGTGGATTAAATATAGAATGTTTTTGTTTTAGTTCTCCACCTAAACTTTGAAAACCTGGACCTACTCCATAGGAAGTATATTCATACAATACTTCTTTATCCTCTGGTGGTGGGTCATCAATTGGTGGTGGGTCATCAATTGGCGTTGTGTCGAATGTTGTAAAACTTTTCTCTTTAGTCAACCTATTAGTTGCCCACTCAGGTATTTCATTATCATACTTTCTATTAAACTTTGCTTCTTGGTCAGCAATAACGTCATCTAAATTACCTTTAGCTATTAGCTCTAACCCATCATAGGTACCTCGTTCACCTTGTACATTTCTTAAAGCCCAAGGTCTATTGAAGTAAACTAAAACAGCATACGATAATTCATCTTGTGTAAAGTCTTCTATTGATACATTAGGACTATTCTTAATAAGATTTTTAACAATTCCTTCTGCATGTTCTAAATCTAATTGCAAAACTTCTAGTGCTTTTTCTCTATCTATAGTTTGTCCTTCAACAAAATCAAAAGTCTCTGTAGCTTGGGTATGTCCAAAACCAATAGTTAAATTATTGTTGACATCATAGTATGCTTCATCTTTAAATCCTTCTAGTTCTTCTATGTGTTCTATAAGTTCTTCTGTAAGTTTCATATTAGTTTCCAGGTTGGGAACTGATATTGGCGAGGCTACCCATAAGGCTAGCAAAAGACTTCCTATACTGTGCATCTGCTTGACTCCCTGTAATAATATCTCCATAAGTATTTCTCATAAAGTCATTGAAACTGTTAGCCATAGCTGCATCTACATTTACTTCTCCTTCTAATTGACTAGGAGTAAATTGTGAACTCATACCAAGACCAGCATACTTTCTTCTTTTTCTTGCATCTTCTAGTTCAAGTTGCATGTTCCTTTGTCTTATATCAAAGTTTTGTTTTTGTAATGAATAGTCTTGTTTAGACCACCAATCAAAGTATTGTTGCAACTCTCCATCAGATGCAGGTCTACCTAAACCTTCTGTTATTGCATTTGATATTACATTTGTTGCATTTGAAAAGTTTGGTTTAGTATATTGAAATATATTCTGGTATGCGTTTTCTCCACCAAAGCCAGGTTCGAAAGCACCAGTACCATAACCGTAGTCTGATAAAGTATCTTTAAAGTTTTCTTTTAAGAATACATTCATGTTTGCTGCTGTACTACCAGGTGCCAATAATATACTAAACAAATCCTGCCTAGCCATACCATCACCATTTAAATTAAACCTTGACATAGCTGACTCTATAGCTTCTATTGTTCCACCTGGATTGTTATCTAGCACTCCATAAACAAAAGTAAATGGTTGTAAAAATCCTGATTCAACTAACAACAACTGAGTATCCATTATGTCTTCAGGTGATGCATTAGCAAACAAAGAAGTACCTAATCCTGTCTGGTATAAAGGCATAGTACCTTGCCCAGTATCTTCGCTATACACATCTAAATCAAGTTCACCAACACCGTAGTAATCTGTTTCTCCAAAATACTGTTTTGCTCGAATCTGTTCTTGTTGGTCTGGACTTGTTTCTTCTGGTCCAAAAATCCCAGCCATAGATGTTGGGTCAGCAATTCCTTTGTTTATAAAGTCTATTACATAGTCTTCACCGTATTCAGCATCTATAATGTTTTCTATTCCAGCTATGTACTCTTGTGTAGTTATCTCATCGTTGTCTAGTTTATCTTGTAATTCTTTTGCACTATCAAAATTTATAGCTTCAGCTGCTACTTTTATGTACTCTCCGTCTTTGGCTTCTTTACCTATCTGTGCTTTGTAGGCTAAGTCAGCTTGGTCTGTATAACCTGCTGATATAGCTGTACCTACTATGTCACTACTTATGTGCTGTAGTTCTTCTGGCAGTGTACCTTTTTCATGTAAATCAATAAGTACATTAGCGTTTTCTTTTATCTGAGAAGCAGCTTCTGCTGATGTTGGATTATTATATGCTAATGATTCATAAGTAAAATTAATTGCGTCTTGCATATTTGGTGGCATCTCGTCCCAAGGTATACCATAAACAGCTTCAGCGTATAGATGATACTCAGCTAAACTTATATCAGGTGAATCAAATGTACCTTCTGGTTCCATTCCACCACTTGTTCTTGCACCTAAATAATTTTTAACATTAGTTGCAAATTGTCTTACAAACTGGTCATTTCCTAAAAAGAATATACTTAGAAAATCATTAAACTTTTCGTCATCAAAATCTTTTGATTGAAAACCATCTCTTGTTGCACCAAATGTAAATCGACCATAGCCGACTTCTACTTTAGGACCACCTAAAATATCATCAATAACTGATTGCTCTTCTTCTGTATACGCCATTAAATATCTCCTCCATAGTAACTTACTTCTTCTTCTATCTCTACTCTGAATACATCAAAGTACATAAAGTAAAAGTCTGGATTTTCTAACATTACTTTGTTTGCTACTCCTCGAAGATAAGCTCTAGATTCTTTAGCTTCTGCTCTACTTAATGTAGCATTTAATCCATACTCTGATTTTATTACATTCAATACCCTTTGTCTTGCTGTTAAGTATTTAATGATTCCTTTCATTGCTGACATATCTTTTAACTTCTGAGTAGTACCATCAGGCATTGTTATGGAAGTATCGCCTTCTCTTTGTATCATTTCAGTAAGTTGTTTTATTTTTGCATCAGTAGATAACGAACGTGGTGCTGTTGATGTATCTCCATATCCTTGAAACTGTTGTTGTAGTTGTAGTCTTATTAGATATAGTTGTTCTACTCTTTTCTGATATGGCAAGTTTGCATACATAGGTCCGTCCATTATTACTCTTCTAGCATGTTCATAAGCCAAACTTCCTTGTGCTTGTCTTACAGCTTGTTTATATTCTTCAGGACTAAGGTTAACTCTATCTCCATCAGTGAATGCATTATTCCATGCTTGAAAATTAAATTCATCTAAAGGACTATCTGGATACATGTAATATGCAACATCAGGGTATTCTTTAAATACAGTTTCATTAAGTTGTTTAAAGTATCCTCCATCATCTGTAAAAGAAACTTTCTTAATTTGTTTTGACTTAGAAGTCAATAAAGCTGTAGGGTCAAAACCAAATACCTTGATAAACTGTGCTATTGCAATAACTCTATCTCCACCTGACTTAGCTAACATCTGATAATATGCATCAGCTAATAGTGTTTGTGCAAAGTATTTACCTTCTGGGTCTTCTTCTTTTGCTTCTATTGGGTCTAGATAAGCTCTACCACCTGGTCCAATTTCATAATCGTATTGCAATATAGCACCAGTAGGAGCTATGAATTGTATAAACGCTCTATGTAAAAGACTTTGTGTAGCTAATTTTTTTGCTTTTTCTAATGAAGCTACTTCTTGTTCTGGTGTAGAGTCATCATAAGACTGTGTCATAAACATAGCTCTTTGAATTTCTTTTACAGTATTAGCATAACTTCTTTGAAACTCAGCATCCATTGAGTCACCAGCTATAATGACTTTTCTAAACCAACTAGGCATAGCTTGTTTAGCATAGTATATAGGGTTTGCCATTTCTTTTAATCCGTCTTCTGGTCTGCCGTATGGAAAGAAAACTTTATCTACATCAGGAGTAGAAGGTAAAATAGCACTAGCAGGTATCTGTGCCAATGGTCCTAAGCCAGGTACAATGTCTCCTGCTACCATATTTAAGCCACCAGCATATCCTCTTAACTTAGTATTAATATCAGGTATCTCTGTAGTTTGTTGACCAGTTATAGGATTAATTCCTGCTTCATCACCTTCAGGATTTTTAAGACTGTTATCAATATTAAATATATTTTCAAACCAGTTCATGTTATACATCTCTTCACCAGACTGTGGGTCAGTTGTAAAGAATCCTTCGTCTTCGTACTCACCAAACAAACTAGGTTTACGCATAGCTTCTATACTTCTTTGTGCTTTTCTACCAAATAAAGTCTTTTGACCTCTAAGTAATCTTGTCCAAGTACCAGCAATTTCAAGATATACTTCTGCGAAAGGCATAGCTAGTCTTACCATGTCTGTAATAACATGTCGTTTATTTAAATCGTACAGTAAATCTTTTGTTTCTGTTAGAGCAAATGCTTTGGCTAAGTCATCAACTTGTCTTAAATCATCTACTCCTAGTAATTTAGATACATCTGCCTGTTTCATATTCTCTAAACTCTTTATATATTTTCTAGCTCTACTGCCTGGTAATGAATTACCCATCATCTTTTTTGCCTGACCTAATACCTGTACTCTTGCAACGTCATCTAGATTTGCATACATGTTTTCCATAAACTTCCAATAAAATTGTCTAAATGCTGGTGAACGTGATAAATCATTTGTAGTTGAACCCATTAATCCTGAGAACAATGTTTCTAAAACTTTGTCATATCCACTTGCAAAGTCACCTGTTGTGTCAGTTCTTGATGCTTTAAAGTGATGTGTGTCACTCCATACTCCACTTTTATTTTTTTGTAACCATGCTCTATATTGTTTATGTTGCGACTCTGACATCTCTCTAGTAAATTTAATGTTCTGCGTTTCTCCAGCTTTATTAGTTATAGATACAAATTCATTAGATTCTTTAGCAATGTGACTAATTAGTTCTTCATCTCCAGCTTGTATAATGGTATATTCAATAATATTGTTTTCACTTTGTATGTTAGGTTTAATAGAGTTTTCATCCCAAACATTTCCTACAAATTTACCATCAGGTGTTTTCTCTACAGCTCTATACCTACCACCAGTTTTATCATGTAGTCTGGCAACAATAGAATCTATATAAGAATCTGCATGTACTTTACTACTTGTTATTAAGTTTTTAGTATATTTTGATTGTTCATCAGAATTAGAAACAAACGATTTTCTCCATTGACTTAAATCACCATCCCAAAATCTTTTTTTGACTTCATCAATTTGTCTATTAAATTCTTCTCTACCTCTTACAGGATTGAACTCTACTCTTGCTATAGCTGTAGCTAATGGGTCATCTGCTAGTTGTAATAACTCCTTAGCACCAGCACCATAGAATCTTTTGTCACCTTTAGTTACTTGTGTAAAACCTCTAGCTCTCTTTGGGTCAAAGCCAAGAGTCATACCCCCATGAGATTGCGTTAGGGCTTGTTGATGTCGCATAGCAAGTTCTAATGATTCATCAAATATATCTGTACCACCTCTACCTAGATTCAAGGTATCAGCTAAGTAATCATCTCTTAATAGTTTTCTTTGGTCTTTAAGAATACCTGCTCTTTGTGATGGCTTTCTACCTAGAACCCAAGCAAATGCAGAAAGAGGGTGAGCAAATGCGTTATCTAAATCTGCTGCCCACATACGCAGTTGTTCTTCACCTACAACTCTTACAACCCATGCAGGTCTTAAAAGAATACTAGGTTTCCATATACGTTGCATGTATCCATCACCTACCATTGTAAGTAATCCTTCAGTAAGGTTTACTATTTCTTCGTCATCTGCAGTTTTCTTTACATTTACTCTTGATTTTTTAACAAGTAGTTTTAAACTTTCAAAGAAAGTTCTATCATCTTTTAAAGCTAACTCAGCTAAATCTGTTATTGGTTTTGCTAATAGTCTTTCATAATCAGCATCATTTAAATTTTTACCTCTACCAGTTAGTCTTAAACCTAAATCTCTCATAGGTCTAAAGACTCTTATAAACAATCTTGCATCAGGCATTGGTATATGACCTTGGTCATAATATTCAGATATTAAATGTGCTGTTGCTTTAGGAACTTTATTTACTTGTACTCTTTTAGCTAAGTCTTTATTGTTTGCTATTTCATCTGAAATATCTTCAACTAAACTTCTTAGTTCTTTAGCTGAATATACTGATTCTTCACCAGGTTTTATATTGTTGATAGCATCATCAATTGCAGTCTTTACATTACCTAATGTTATGTTCGGCTTAAATACTTTTTGTACAAAGAATATATCTTCCATAGCTGTTTTAAGCAATGCTTCTTCTGCACCAGTAAATTTACTAGGACCAGAAACATTAAGTGATTTTACATTATTAATTTCTGCAAACCTTTGTATTTCTTCTGATTGTTTTTTTGTAAGACCTTTTGATAAATCAACTACAGCATAAGGTTTATGTCCTTGATATACACCTGGTTTTAATCCTTTAATACCTTCTTCAATAACATGAGTACCTTTTTCCAAGTAGTTAATAACTTGTTTAATACCTTGACCACCTTTATTAGCACCAGTAAATATAATTGTCATATCAGCATTGTCTAAGTTGTATCTAGATACTCTACTTATTTCTTGTTTGTCTAGTTTCATTGTTGCAAAATCTTGGTCCCAAAAGTCTTTGTCATAAATCTTTTTCTTATCTAGTTCTGATAAACCTTTAAAGGCAGGGACAACATCATTAACTTGATTTGTCAAGTCACCTATTTGTTTGTCTATAGCTGTTCTATCAGTAAGGGCATTAGATAATTCATCTTTAGTAGATTTAACTGCTTCATCTAATTGTTGTGCAATTGCGTCTTTAGCTTCTGCTGTAGTTGTACCAGGAAATTCTTTTTTATATTTTGTAACATTTTCTGAATTTGGTTTATATTGTTTACTTATCTCATCAACTTGTGTTTTTAAAGAAGTAATTTTTTCTGTTATGTTTCTTGTTTTACTTTCTAACCCATCAAGTGTTTGTATCTTTGTATTAGTTTTAAGTCTTATTCTTCTAGGTAGCTTTGCAACTTCTTCACCTACTTCTTCTAATGCACTTTGTCTAGCGAGAGAAAGGTTTTTTAATTGTGCAGCTTTATCTGTATCTGACATATCTGTCAAACCTAATTCTTTCATTCTTTGTGAAACATCAGTACCAGACTTACCTCTAAAACCATAAGGCACACGACCACCTGTTTGTATACCTATTTCTTCTGCTATGTCTAATGCAGCTTTCTCAACACCTTCATAGTATCCACCTGTAACGTACTCTACTAATGCTCTATCTTCTGGTGTAGTAATATTTCCTGCTATCTCTTTAATGTCACTTAGTATTCCATCTAGCTCATTAGTATCTACTTGATTTGATTTTTTGTACTTAGCTAATACTTTAGATACAATTCCTAAAGCCTCATCATCAGTAAGTTGTTCAGAAAAATATGTATCAAAAGGTAAATCTTCTATCTTGCTACCTGGAAAGTATTCAAGTTCTCCAAGTTGGTTTGTAAAATACATTCTAGTTTCATCAATACTTGCCATCCATTTGCTTATGCCTTTTTGTAATTCTTTAGGCAAACCTATATTTTCAAATTTTTCACCAATATGTTTTTGTACATCATTCCATATATCTAAAATGTCATTCATGTTTCTTACACCTTGTGCTCTATCTACGGTATCTATACCTTTTTGTGTAAGAGCTAGGTCTGCTATTCTATCTAAAGCAGGTTCTGCTATTGCATCATCTACTCTCGCATATCTCATCCAATCTTGTAAATCAAAAAACGACTGATTAAAGTCATTGACATAAAGTTTTGGTGCAGGAAATGTTTCAAACAATCTACCTACAGCAGTGTTATTTAAATTTTGTCGTATAGCCCCAGACAAGCCTACGGCTTCTCCTAGTTCTCCACCGACCATACCACCTAATTTAGATGACACCTTGCCTCTGAATATCATAGATGTTGGGTTTAGTTTCTTAGTAATCTCTCCTGCTTCTATTGCACCAACTAATAAATCTTCTACATCTTTAGTTGTCTTAGCTTGTTTAATATTTCTATGTAATACAGCATCAGCACCACTACTACCTCTTTTACCTAGTAATCTTTTTATAGTTCCATAATCATCTGCTTTGACTAATTGATTAACAATCTTTCTACCTCCAGCAGTTCTTGTTACATACTCAATAGCAGAAGGAACATGTACTGTTTTTCTTACAGCTTTGTCTATTATTCCAGCACCTTTTAAAACATCACCTTGTGATAATGACCTAGTAACCTTGCCACCTTTTGACAAATAACCACCAACTAATATTGTTGGGTCAGCTAGCAATGTAAATGCACCATCAACAATACCTGTTGCTACATTGTATGACCTTGAACCAGGTTCTAGTACATTAGCAAACATAGGGGCTGCAGGTGTTAATTTAACCGTACCATTCTTAGATTGTATAGTTAGTCCTTCGTCTCTAGATTGTTCTTGATTAGTTATATCTTCACCGTAATAAGACTGAACTATCTTCTTTACTTCTTCTGGGTCAGCACCTCTACCAACCATTTCTTTATATATATCAGTATTCTCTGCTAATGTAGAGTTACCAAAAAATCCTTCACCTAGGTTTACCTTTTCACCTGCAAGAGATTTCTTTATTGCATCTCTACCAACAGAAGGACCTAACATTTGTCTAGTCTTTTGCCATTCGCTCTGTGCTTGTTTGTCAAATAATAAAGAAGATGCAGCTGCAACAAAACCTTGACCGTCACCATGCTTTCTATCATTAAGATATTTTTGTGTAGCTAACATAGGTTTCTTTACTAACTCATCTTGAAACGAATCAAAACCAACAAATGCGGTTCTTACAGCACCTTTACCTGCATTCTTAGTTCTATCCCACCAAGTCTTTTCTACATCTAACCAACGCTCTACTAAAGGAGCTAACTCTGGAGATTCTGTAGTAAGTCCCATCAAAGCAGAACCAATCAATATATCTTTAGGTAGATAAAAGTTTTCTGAAATAAGTCCTTTGAGGTTTGCAGCAATACCAGGATTAGATTCTAAAGCAGTAACAAGTTGTTCAGCTTGTACAAATCTTTCTTTTTGAGTTTCTTCTTCTAAATTCTCTGTGTGAGGAGGTTGCCACCACCATCTAATTTCTGCCATTAGAACTCCTAACGATTGAATTTCATTAAAGCTGCTATTTCTTTACTAGGTAAAACTTGATACATGCCTTGCAATATCATATCAGGGTCCATACCTGACATCATTGGTTGCTGTGCAAGTGTTTCTTGTGATTCAAAAGGTCTATCTGTAAACCTAGTTACATCTTGTATAGCACCTGGGTTAGGTCCTATAGCTTGTGGTGCAACTTCTGTTTCAACAACTCTGGTGTCTTGACCAGCCATCATTGCAGCATTTTCTAAATCAGCTAACTCTGTAGCTTCACCTTTAAAGTTTTCGGCTTTATACTTACCTTTAACTCCTCTACCCATAAAATTCATCTCCTTCTGGAATAATCAACATATCTAGTCTGCCTACTCCAGGTATGTACGCTAAAGTAATATGACTAATTGGTGTTTCGTTTATTTCTGTTTCTGCTGGTGGAGTATATTCTGGAAAGTTTCTTGCTACTATTTCAGCAAATTGCAAGTAATCATTCTCCATTACCCACCACCTAACAATGCACCTAGATTAGGAGGTCCACCCTGTTGTACTGCTTGTGCTTGTTGTGCTTGTTGCAACATAGCTTGTTCTTCTGGAGAAGGTTCTTCACCTACTGCTGAAAAGAATTTTTCTAATATGCTACCAATGCCTTTAGGATTGTTGTAAATTTCTACAACAGCCATCATTGCTTTAGTATCACCCTGTTGGGATTGTTGCAATAACATTTGAAATAATATTTCTTCTGTCTTTTGTTTTGTTATTCTTTCGTTAATTTGTACAATATTATCAAGTCCGTCCATTTCTTGTTGCATTGTTTCTTTATCTATGATTCCTGCTTGTAACAACTGTAGACCTGTAATTATTTTGTTAGGTGCATCAAAGGAAGCCATAGCACCATATTTTCTTTTTGTATTGTAGTTAGTATCTATATCTCTATCTGGAGTATAAAACTCTGCAAAAGATGCTCCTTTGTATGTACCTGTCATAGGTTTACGTTTATTACCTAATAAAATCTCATCCAGTTCAAGACGTTTGGAATCAACTTCTTGTAAAGCATACTCTAAAATCGTATGATATTCAGTAACCATAGCACCAACGCCAGATTCTAATTCTTCTAAACCTCTACCTGTTACAAATGAGTTAGGTGAGATTGCATCATCCTGAACTGGATAACCTGCTACCACTCGCAATTGTCTTTCGAGTCGTCCTACAGACTCAAATAATTGATACGGCAAGTTAGTAACTGGTTTAACTACTTGTGAACCAGGAGCTAAATAGTTTATAGAATGTCTTCCTTTTCTATATTTACCTGATTCTATCTCACCAACAATATTTGTTTCTGTAAAAACTGCATCTTCCATAGCTATAACTGACAAGATGTTTATCTTTGCCATAGCTGCCATTAGACCTACTACTTGGTCAAACTGACCTTGTAACTTGTCAAAACTAAATCTTTTAGCAACAACAAAAGCAGGTCCTGATTTAAGGACATTTGGAATAAAATCTACAATTTTCTTAGAAGCTGGGTGTATAACATATGTTCCTTCAGGATTCATATATTCTACAATGACATCTCCGTCATCACTTGAATTACTCCAACTAGCGTCATTATTACCTAATCCGTATAAAGCTGCTGGTTGGTTTTGTCTGTCGTTTTCTTTGGTGTCGTTGTACCATCCTTTGAGTTCTGGGTACATTTGCAATAATTCTTTAAGAGGAACTGTTTGTACAATAGCTAACTCTTGTGGTTCTTGCATGTTACCTAGATAACCAGGATAACAATCATAAGGATTTCTTAGTTCTGCACAAGGATATATGTTTCCGTTAGCATCTTTCTTAGATGTTATAACCCATACACAAAATCCATAACCAGGTAGCCATCTTGCTACTTGTGGCATTTGTAAATCAAGTTTTTGCATATTGTCGTATGAAGTAACAATTCTTTCTATTTTTTCTTTTTTAGCTTTGTTACGACTACTGTCTCTTGCATTAGTTATCTGTACATCTAACGAAGGGGTTTTGCCAATCTTTTGTGCTAATCTATCTAAAGCAGATAACATTAAGTTAGGTGCAGGTAAAGTCCCACTATCTACATTTTCAGTACCCAGTAATTCTGCTATTCCCTCTTCACCACCATTAAGAATGCTTTTAAATCTGTGCCTGTCAGGTAATGCATCTCTGTGCATATTCCTTAAATGTACTGCTCTGTCTAAAATTTGGTCAGGTGTCATTTATCTCCAGGGTATTTCGTTCCAGTCCATGGTATCATACTTATCGTAACTTGGTGAGTAATCATAGGACATATCTTCATAAGTTAATCTTGTTAAAGTTCTTACAGTTTTCATAGGAAACCAAGAAGCCATCACTACATCTGATGCAATTGCCCTACTAGTACCCTGTCCTTTAGAGGCAAAGTATGTTAATTGTTTAGTATAAAGTATTGATTTAGATATAGCTTCATCATCTCCAAATGGCAAAGTAATAATACCTTCTTGAAACATAGGTGCTAATGATGTTACACCAAACTTTTGGTCCCACTTGTTTTTATGTGTTTCATGTCCTTCTAACTTAATACCTTGTGAAGCAGCAAATTTTTTAATTCTATCATCTTGTCTAATTGCTTTTTGAAATCCGTTCTCTTCTATAACCCAGTGATAACAACCATATCTGTCATACCATTTCTTAATAAGTTCCAATGCTTCATCTAGACCACCACCTTGGTGGTTTTCTAAATCAACCAATGTTAACTTAGGTTTGTTATCTTCTGTTTCTACTGCCCATAAGAATCCTGCTTGATAGCCTGTTGCAGCAGGGTCAAGTCCAGCAACTAGGTAACTACCTTGTGGAATGTAACCTAGTGGTATTGATGTGTCGTAACATTTTTCTATAATCTCTGGATTAAATATATTTAGTCCTTCTGCCATAGCTTTATTCAGATAAACCATCTCAAAGTTTTTTAACCCACCTGTAGTAAGTGCGTCATTTTTTCTATTCATTAACCATTTAAAAGTTCTAAAACTACTCCACAACATACAGTCAACATGTTTCTCTTCGTCAAACTCTGCTAGAGAACACATGCTGTCATGTGCCTCTTCTACTATTGTTTCCCATGCATTGTTGTTTAACAAAGCAGAATATAAATCTTCAGGGTGTTGTCTAGAGCCAATAAGAACCATAGCTGTATGTTCTTCTTTTCTTGAACCTAATGTAGTCGTCCACCATTGTTTTGTATTTTCTCTTGACTTAGGTTGCATAGTAGAGCTGTGGTCTTCAATGTCATCTGCAATAATTATGTCACAGTCTCTTGATAAAATCTTACCACCTCGTCCAATACCTATCATTGTAGGTGACTTGATACCAGGTATAGTTCTAGTAGCAACAGTAAATTGATTTTGTGACCAAGACTTACCTGTTCTGTTAGCTGGTTTAAAATTACCACCTGGTCCACAATAGGCTTCTTTAAGTTTATCATTGTTATCTAATGTATCCATAATTGATGATACAGAGTTTTTAGCTATGTCCTCGTTACCACCTACCCACATAATTCTCATATTAGGGTTTGTGCATATAAGCCAAACTACAAAATGTATAAGAAGTTCTGTCTTGCCATGTCTAGGTGGAGAGAGAATCATTTGTTGTCCACCTGTGTCAATAGCTTTTATAATTGAGTCTATCCACACTTTGTGAAAATCTGCTGTCTCAAACAGTTCACCTTTCTCTGTTTGGAAATACATATCTCTAAAATCTTGAAAGTCTTTTTCTGCTTGTAAGGTAGCTTCTGATTTCTCCCAGCTTTGTGTTGCTGCTGCCTGTTGTATATCTTCTTGATAAGCACCTAGTAATCTAGAAATGTGTGCTGGTGTGCAACCTAACAACTCTGCTATCTCTTTACGTTTCATATTGTTATTAATTAAATCTAGTGCATAACCTTCTTCTACAAATTTGTCATACAACGCACCTCTTCTAGTTGTAGCTACTTGTGTTTTGTTAATTGATTTTTCTTCAGGTTTATATTCACGATTAAGTTTGTCTGCTCTATGTACTCTTTTTTGTTCTCTCCACTTGCATGTATCAGAACAATATTTTCTTTTACCTTTTGATAATGAATTTGTACATTCAGGAGAAACGCAAACTAAATTTGGCATTATTCTTCTTCAGCTAATTTGTTTGCTTCTTCTACCATAACTATCATGTTGTAGTTATAATCATCTACGAATTTTTCTATAAGAGTATCTATCTTAGATGTGTTAGGTTTTTTATCTATTATAGGGCTACCGCATGCTGCAGATAACTCCATTGCCCATAATTTTAAATCTTCAGGTTTTACAAAAATATTTTTTTGTTGTTTTATTTTTGCCATTATTTTTTCTTTATTTTTTTTACTTTGCCATTAACTGTTCTAGCATATTTATGTGTTTTAGTTTCTCTTATTAAAGTACCGTAGTGACGCTTGCCACCCCACATCCAACTTACTTTTGCCATATTACCACTTTACCTTATTTGCCCAGTAAGCTGCAGACATCTTACCTTTTTTAATATTCTTAGCGTGTCGTGCTTTAAAAGACTTTCGTCTTGCTTTAGACTTCGCATCAGTCTTCTTACCAGCACCAGATACACCTTGTTGACCAAATCTAATGAGTTTAATTTTGTCACCTTCTTTAGCTAGGACTGCATGTGACTTACTAGCTTTAGGAGTTCTCTTAGGTTTATTGTACCCTGAAAACTTCTCACCTCTATATTCAATAGCCATTACTTTTTAGGTTTCTTTTTATATAGTCGTTTACTATTTTTAGTATGTTTCTTGCCAGAATGAATCTGACCGTTAGGCATCTTATGATGAGCTCCTTTATACTCTTTACCTGCTTTTGTATACACCTTCATTTTTAATACATGCCTCGTTTAGTCTTCTTCTTTGCACTGTATTTTTTCTTCTTGCCTTTTTTGCCTATTGGCATCATATCTCCTTAGTTTCTTATTGTACTCTGTACAACCTAGATTAACACATTTCTTATGTTTATCACTAATTTCTAGTTCTCTTTTGCAACTCTTACAAATTGTTACGAACTTGCTCATCTAAATAATGTTAGACACATTTAACCAAGATTTCACCATTCTTGCATATATAAACTTTACTGTTATAGTTAACCTACAAACATATTTTAATAAGGTATTTACAGGTAAAGGAGCTATCGGACGGCTGAAAGCTAGATACTTACAACTAAGTAAGGACTGGGATTACCACAAGTCTAGTACCCAAGGATTACAATTTATTAAAATTTCAAAAAATTTACACACACATGTCCGCTAACGCCCTACAAGACATACACATAAAGAAACACTACTCCTTTAAAAACAACTTTTAAAGAGTTGTCTTTCTTTCCCATTACTGTTAAAGTAGGACATAGTGAACGGTGGTGTAGTTTCACAACTATACCTTCCTTGTCGTGTAATATACCTGCTACGCCACTATTCACCTAGTACAAATTACCACATAATTTCTAAGGACTTACGTACTATATATAGGGGGGTGCCAGGTTAAATCCCCCCTCATGCACGCACACGCCTGCATAATGCGTATGCATATATAGGGAAATCTAAATCTAAAGTTTACATCTAGATTATGCCCTTATGCGTATATATGCCCCTATGTGTCCCACGCTTGAATGAAAATACATTCCCATGCATTGAAACGCTTGTAAGATTCTCACGCCCTTACGCGTAGGAAAACAGAATCAAACTCTCCAGGAAAAAAACAAGCTCACAAAGTTTTCAAATAAAAAAGCTAATTGAAACCTAGCTAAAACAGAAAAGCGATCTCCAGCCGAACGACTCATGAATTTTTGGTGCTTGACAAGTTTGGGCAGGTCGATTAAGTTTGATTTCAACAAGTCCGAAAAAACATTTCGGGCATAACGAAAAGGGGCATCTAATGTCAACTAAAAAAGAAACGATTCGGGAGGATTTATTCCAACCTTATCGCACTAAATTCGGGGCGTACGTTGTTGTGAAAACACGAGGTAGCATATCCGAAAAATACGATAAAGAATCTGAGGGAAAAACTCGTTATATTATATGCGAGCTATCCGAAGGAAACTACAAGCCATTGGGCGTTTTAAAGCAATACGAGGCAGTAATCCAATTCAAAGAATTGATGAATTTAGCCCCAAATCCTTTAAATCGTAAGGCGTTAAAACCATTGAAAAATGGTCAGATGTCAGCCGAATTTATGAGCTTGATTGGTAGCAATAAAATTGCTAATGAATTCGAGGGAAAAGTCCCAACGATTCAACAGTCTAAGGCGTACATGAATTCTAAATTCAAGGGTAGCCCACTAGATTACTAAGCCTAAACGAAAAAGCCCTCTCACGCTCACGCGTGGGGGGGTTTTTTTTTGTCCATTCCCCTATGCATTATGCATACATTCGCGATATCTCAAAACACGTCCCTTAACTCCTAACATTCACCTAGTTTGCTATCTGAGAGCCTCGAGGTTGGATTCTAAGGGGGGGGAGTCGTTCAAGTGGTCGACTGTTGCACGATTCAAAATACTATGCCTTAAATCGCCTTATTTGAGCTTACAGAGGAAAAGCCCTATTTCATTGGGTTTCGCCCTATATTTCATTATATCACATACGCCCCTATATATGTAATGAAATTTATTTTTTTTTATCCCTGAATATTCGCGATATCCCCCTATGCAGACCTAAACATATGCATATATAGGTGAACATTTCTCAGCTCTACTATATATGGTATGCTTATGCATATCTATTATGCATAATGTTTATATATATAAATGTGAACATTTCTCAGCTCTCTTAATTTTATGCATAGGTAGAGATTTCTCCTTTGCATACTCTATATAGAAAAAAAACTTTGAACTTTTTTTTTGTATATTTA